GAACAAGTGCAATAGCAAGTGGATCAAATACAATAACCAATAAGATAATAACCCAACGAACAGCGGCTTCTAACGTGTTTGTATCAGTATTATCCCCGTAAATTAATGCGGCAATATACTTAATAGGGCCTACCTCAGCCTCAACCTTACGTACCTCAGCCGCAATGGGTGCTCGTTCTTCTCTAAGTCCAGCAATTGTTTTCTGTTCGGCTGCAATTTCAGCAAGGAGTCTAGTTCTTTCCTTCGATTGAGATTTACGTATAGCAACGGCTTTATCTGCACCCGTTTCTGAAGTCGAGCGGCCCATAACTTGGTCCACCGCCTCATCGAGTTGTTTAAGTGCTTTGCGATTAACATCTATGGTGTCCTGTGATACTTTAATTTTCTCATCGTAGATTGCAATTTTGGCTTGTACATCCCCTGATGTAATACCTTGATCCATATGAGCCTTTGACAAGAAGCCAAAGATACCCATACTAGTTAGTAATGCTAGTGCAATAACAGCAGGAACAAGATATAGTTTAAGCAAGAAACCACAACGACTCCAGTACTTACGTAGCCAAACAGTTGTGGTGATCTTTCCTACTTCGAGGATAGAACCCATTATGATAACAGGAATAACCGCACCTGCAAAGATAGCGGTTAGACCAATGATACTATACCAGGCAGCTACTGAACTAAGTGATAGTGCTACTAATAGTGTGAGATTTGAAAATGATAAAAATTTAAGGCGCATCTAATATTTAGTCTAGTGTTAAGTCAAATAAGTGACTATAATAACTAAGAAACTCTGCTACCGGCAATACAAGTTTTTGAGGGATACTAGGACCATGGGTCACGTGATAAGTTACTAAATAATCACCTCTATCCTCATCAGTTTTCTTTACCTGAATAATCTCAATCTTATTACCGTCTTCAAATACATAGAATTTGCCAATTAAGTCTAATGGGTTCATTTTGTGTTGTGATACACATCAAACTGTGCCCACTGACCTCGCCAGTTGTCGTGTTCACCATCCATACCCTCATCATCAAGTTCATCACCATCATATACTAATCTTGTAACTACACTTGTGCCTTGAATGTCCCAGTTCAATGCTTTAAGTTTCTTAGGTTCAAATACACCCTCGATACTTGTTTGAATACAACTACCTTTGCCACCTTGTGTCCACATTAACCAGTAGCCCTTACCTAGATGTTCTGGATATAGTTCTTCTTGTTCTTCTGTAGCATCATATAGACTATCTTCTTCACCATGTGCTTCACTAAAGAATGATTCTAATTCACCGTCATAGATGGTCTCACCTTCACTGTTCTCAATTGTCATATGAGTATCATCTTGGTCAAAGCCCCAGAACGAATGTTTACCTTGATACTCGTAATAAGGCAAATCAAATCGTGCCGCCTTAGGAGTTTCATTCTCATCGTAGTCATAGTTCTCATTAAGTGCGTCACTCAAATCGCCCTCATGATCCTCATCACTCCAATACTCGTATTGTGCCTTTTTAATCTTATGTACACCAATCTCCCGTGTACGGCCCCAAACACGAATTGTATATGTATCTTCGGGGTAACTTTCTTTTAGTGAATCGTCATCTTCCGCAGTCAATGTTTCAAACTCTGCCTTTAGTTCTTCTAATGCTTCTTCTAGTTCATTTTCATCAACTAGTTCTTCATCTTCTTCCTCAGTTTCCTTAGCCCAACGTGCAGTACGTTCTGCACTTTCTTTTTCTGCTATGACACCGGCTTCTGTTAGTTCAACATCACTCTCACAGTAAGGACAAATTTTTCTAGGATTATCAATTTCAGTTCCGTCTTTGTCTATCCAAGACCATTCAGCATCATAGCTTTGACCAGTCCACTTGCACTTAGTGCATTTGTGAGTAGGCTCAGGTGGAGGAGGGTCACTATGCCAACTATCCTCATCACCTAATTCATATGTAACATCGTAACCACCTTTGCGGTCAGTCCAACAATCATCATATTGAAACTCCCATTCAATCTCAACATCATTCTCATAGGCATCATTAATAACATCTTCATAATCATATGTGCCATCAGCGATACCATCCAGTATTACTTTAATCTCATCTTCTTCCTTGTCAGGATAGATTTCACTTAATAGTGCTTCATCAATTTCAATAGCATATTGTCTATCGTGCTGATGCCATTCGTGTTTAACTATTGTTACCATTATGTTCTCCTATATTTAATTATATCACTTGTCATCACGGAAACGAACAAATCTGGGGAAACGCAAACTGTAGGTTCCATCTTGGTTCTGTGTAATCACATCACATAAGACTTCAGCAGTTCGACCAATGACCAGATTACGGTTAGTCCAATAGTCATCTCTATCAACATCACTAAAGCCACTACCCACATTGACTGTAATTTCTTTCCCGTCGTCAACTCCATGACAAACGAGTGCTCCAAGTCTTCCCAAATTTCTACCAGTACCTTCTTCAACACCTACGACCTCCAAGTCTACAGTTAATGTTGGCTTCCACTTCATCCAGTCAGTACTACGTTTACAGATGTATGGAGCTTCTAATTCTTTAATCATAATGCCTTCAAATCCTGCGTTCACATTGTCTTTAGCATAACGTTCAAGTTGATCCTTACCTGCGGCTGTATCTAAGTCAACCATAATGTGTGGTAGTAGTTCAACGTTAGGCATTGTGTCAATCACGTGCCGAATATGTTCAAGTATATTGATACGTTTACGCAGTTGAGCATTCCAGTGTCCTTCACGGAAATCACTTAATGGAATAATATCAAAGATATTGAATACGCTATCATCAGCCTGCACGTTATCTTTACGACGGGCTTGTCGCATAAGTTCTTGGAATGTATTACCAATCACTTCACCATCTAATACAAATCCGTTAACCAATGCGTTCTGATGTCCTCTAGCAATCTTAATCCAGTTATTACGCACCTGTTCTTCAATGTGACCAAAGTTGTCAAACTGTTTGCCGTTGCGACTGAAACAGATAGTAGTCACATCACCAAAGTCACTTGGGATAACCATCAACAATACACGCACACCATCGAGCTTTGGCTCAAGGCGCTTAACACCTTTCATCTCAGGACGACCTTCGCTATTAGTAGCCAGCTGGCAACCAAAGATAGGAATCTCGTAATCAGTTTTCTTACAGATTTTATTAACTGTCTTATCACTAATACCCGCACGTAAGTCCCTACGTAACACAGGTGCTAAGAATGTATTCCATTCATCACTATCAAACCGCTCAGCCGTACTTTGAATTGCATCACGTGCGGCATGACCTGTCAATCTACGCTGACTAAGTTGTAGCATCAACTCATTAAACTCATCCCAGGGATTCTCTGCATCGGTAATACCTACAGTGTCTGGTACTTGACGAACACCAAATGTAACGTAAGGATTATAACAAGCTTTTACAAAAGACAGGAAATTGATAGCATTTGTGCTACCTAGGACACTTGCCTCTAATGCTTGTTTGATAACGTCTTCCTTGTGCAGGCGGCTATCTGATTCGTTTAGTTTATTAATCCAACTTGCTGACATATTTTATCCTGAGAATGGCCACGCTGTTGTTGCGACAAAAGGTGGACGGGGTTTAAGTTCTATTGTTTCAATACTCTCATTATACACGTCCTCGTCAATTTTGTCAACAACAAATGGACCCAAAATAGTGATACAATCACCCTCAAGTTGCCAATTATTATCACCTTCGAGTACCCAATTTAATCCAGTATCTTCCCAACCTTGCTCAATAGTTTCTTTCTCCTCATCGGTAAAACTATCATCAAACTCAAATTCTACATAGCATAGGTCATCAAGCTCACATCCCCAGCCCAAATTAGGATCAACATTATGTTCGGTATCATCACTATAAGGTAATTCATCTTTGTGTTCAACAAATCCTTGCCCCCAACGATATGTTTCAGTAACACTCCATCTACGTTCGTTATCAACTATATCATATAGTGCTTCAATGGATTTTTTATGTTGTGGTTTGATACGATATAGTATGGTCATTTTTTAGGAAATCGTTTATTACATTCTTCAATTACTTCATTTGGTACTTGTTCATACGTGTCTAGCTTAGAGCATTGATATTCTATAGTAATATAATCTGGATCATCCGTACCTTCTCGCACAAACCAAAACATTCCTACAAGTACTAGTATTGTTATAATTGCTGATTTAATGATGTCCATAATTCTATTCCTAAAGTAGTATACTATTTACTACTTATTATGCGTAATAAAATCAATTTTTGATGTTAATTTATCTACATCTAAACCATTAAAAGAATAACCGTCAATTAAACAATTCTCGTATTGAATACTAGGAGGTTCCTCTAATCCTTTTTCATTCATAATGTATGCCATAGCAATGATGTTATCATTTACCACTACATTAATTTTATTATAGTAGTACGGATATCCCTCTAACCCATCTAATGCTTTTTCACATTTACTAGTAATATACCAAAGAACTCCTTCCATTTCACTACCCGGAACAAGATCAATATCAGCGTGATGTCTGAATTTTAAATCAAAGTTCTTTAAGGTACACTTACCAAGGTTAACGGCATTAGGACAACGTAAGGTCATCTCATTAACATTGGTATTCATACCATAAGCAAAATAAAATTTATTCATTACCAGCTACTGTTATAAAATACTTTCAATCCTAAGAACACTTCTGCCTTAGCATTGTTTACAAACTCAAGGTCTTGTTCATAGTAATGATTGTCAGAAGGATTACCAAAGAAGAAACCTTCTGTGTCTGGAAGTTGTCCGTGCCGAATAGCTCGTTCAAGGTCATCCAAGTCATCCCAAGTTAGTTCAAGTTCAATGCCGTTGAATATAGGCCAACCAACACTTTGCCTCGGACGACCTTTGCGTTCCCATAGTTGTTCCATCCAACCATGCAAGTTAGGATGCTTACGCCAATAAGCAATTTCATGTGGCTTATTAACTGTCTTACTTACAAAGTCCTTAGAGGTTTCATCAAACTCTGCGGTCTCATAGAAATCATTGTATTGCCCTTTTTTCTTGGCAACATAAGCATACATATCTAGTCCCATAATCTCCTCCACCTTTTTACGTTTATATTTCACTTTGTTTGTTCAATGGTCACTTCTTTAACCTTGTCTATACTTCTATCAGCCATTTTAGCGATACCACTAAAGCCAACTGTTGAGACAACGATACCAAGAATAAACCCTACTAATAAGTTTGTCATTTTAAATCTCCGGAAAGTTAAATGTTTGCCAATCTTCGGCATACTCTTTTTCTAAACACTGTGCCGCATCTGTGTAACCGTGATTGACTAATGTTTGCTTACACTCGTCAATAACTAGTGAAAAAAATGTACGATAGGCCTTATCAGCATTTTCTGCACCTAACCATTTAGGCCAGGGCTCACCGTTAAAGTCAACATACAATCCTGCTTCGTTTGAAAGCTTTTTAAAAACTTCATTCATCATTAGATTCCAAAACGTTGTTTCAGTTGTCCTACGCAATCTCTACGGAAAGCGTCTTCAATCTGATTACGATAATCATCATAACCAGGACTCAATGTTTCCACGACATTGATACATTCTTTTGCAATCAACAATGCAAAAGTTTCTGGATCAAAGTCATATGTGTAAGTGGATTTGTTTCCACCATCATCGATTTCAACATAGCCACCGGCTTGTTTAAAAAGTATTTCTATTGACATATTCATACAATCACCTTTACACGATTAAGTTGGGTAGTGTTATCTCTATGAGCTTTAACAGTACCATAAATGTCATACATTTTGCCTGCTTCTAAATCTTTTTTGTAAGCAAAGAAAACAACTTGGTCATCACTATTGATACCGGTTACAAAATTTACATTGTAAGTTTGTGAGTATACGGACCTCAATACTTCAATACTTGTTGATACTTTTTTACCAACGGTACCAATCAAACCACCAGTAGCAAAGTTAACACGCTGGTCTACAGTTTGACGTTTTACACCACGCTCATAGCAACTTGGTAAGCTAGCAATAACTGCCAAATCATATGTACTAGTAATAACATCACGATTGGAAATAACCATAGCATTGTTATCAAACTCATTCAAGTGTTTACCTTGCAGGATTTTGAAAGTGAATGCTTGATAGAAAGCACGAACCTTTTTACCTTCTTCCCTAGACTCGTCGGTAATCAATGTAGTGTCAACCAACAAACTTTCAACAATCTGACGATTGGATAGTTTGTTCTGGCTTTTGTCGTCCTCGGTCAACACACTCAGTTTAACATACGCACCATTAGTACGTTGTGCCTGACAAGCCGCACTCCATACGTCATCGGCGTTAAAATTCAAAACAACTTTTTTAGTGTTGGTTCTTACACGATACGGAGTAGAATTATCTGAATGACCCAACCGTTGGATCTGACGACTAGTCATATTTGATACGTTAGCAAATCCTGGCATAGTAATCTCCTTAAACTTCTGTGCCGTACTCGTAAAACTTAACTGACGGGTCCAAACGCTTTAATTCAAATGCCGCACTAGTCAATGCCTTGTACCGGGCGTTAACCTGACTACGTGGAAGTTCGCCGTCACACGTAAGATTTTCAGGACTCAAATCACTATCGATTGAATCAGCAATTTTTTGACGGTCACTTGCATTTTGCAAGCTAAGTTCCTTGTTACCAAAGATTTTAGAAAAAGAATTTTTACGATCCACATACGCTGTTAATGCTGACATTTTGTTTCCTTTATTTAACTGTTTAAGATTCTATTATAGCACAATGCCCATTTATTGTCAAATTTTGGAGTATTCAGGAACCACAGATTCACGTGCGGCCAAAATAATATCACGGACACGTTCACGGTCTATACTGTCTCCCCAAAACTCTTCGCCTTCAGGAAGACGGCATTTGTAAAGTTGAGTAGCAAGACTGATTTGGGTACTAGTAAAGCCCTCTGGGTATAAACCATTTGGACCATAAAAATCAAGCATATATTGTGTGAAATTCATACTAGCTCCTTTGACTGAATAAGACTCTATTATAGACCCAAATCCATTTAATGTCAAATTTAGGGTAGTACTTCAAACACGGTGTCGTCCAAGACTAGGTTACTAGTCTGGGTTGTATCAATGCGTAATTTCATCTTATCAAACATAACTACATCACGTTCAATTAAAATACAATTTCTATCTAATTTATTACAAGCTATTCCTGTGGAACCAGATCCGGCAAAGGTATCTAATACTGTATCACCTTTGTTACTTAACAGTTCAATAAAGTATTCTAATATCTCAGTAGGCTTTTGTGTTGGGTGAATTTTGTTCTTGCCTAACCCACCACTATATGTAATAGTATTTGGGATGACACATTGAATCAATCCCTCTGTAGTACGTTTTCTATCTGCTAACATCTTTGTTGCTTCTTTTTTAGCATTAGCAAAAATACTATCTAAGTCGTTAAGATTGTCAGCATCCTTAATCATTTTATAAACAATACTACTAATTTTGTCAGCACTAGCATAACGTTCTACAATAGTACCCTCAATACTATCAGCATTGAATGTACGCTTACCACCTGGCTTAATACCAAATAGTACATACTCACACGCACTTACAGGATTGACCTGACGATTAAAAGGAACTGCGGCTGGTTTCTTCCAAGTGAATACACGTTTCGGTTCAAAGCCTGCATCTTCCATAATCTTCCATAGATATGAAACATATTGGTCACTAATAAAGATTGCGAATGTACCGCCCTTACGTAGTTTTGTAAACCAGAACTTAGCCCAGCTATTCATTTGATTTAGAAACTCTGTATGTTCAACACTATCCCAATCTTGTTCAAAGCTTTCGCTAAATTTCTGATTGTGAATAGTTGTTTTGTTCTTACCAGTTTCTTTATCAATCCAGACTGGTTGAGCACCATCTTCGCTGATGTTATAGGGCGGGTCAGTAAGCAATAAGTCAATAGACAAATTAGCTATGTCATCACCGGCGAGTGTGCAATCTTTGTTTATACAGGTAATCATACACGTATGATAACACAAAAACTATTATGTGTCAATATACAATCATAAATCCGGGTAAATTATTGCCCGGTTTGTGACTTGGTGCGTGATACTGGAACTTGAATTTCAATTCAGTAAACGGTTTCGCACTAGCAACAACTTGCCCACTATCTGTGATATCTAAACGACCTAACCAAGCGGGACTTTGGTTAACAATATTGGTCATCATTTTTGCATATTCCTGTGCATCAGGACCACGCTCAACTGCATTAAGTGTACCGATACCCATTACGTAAGTTAAGATATCTGTAGCGGCTTTTGCAGGATTAGCCCTGAAGCTAGGATATCCTGCTTCTTTTTCTGTGGGCTTTTCTTTACCCTTAGAAGTACCCATATAGTAATTACCATCTGCGGGTAATCCTACTGGCTTACCCCAATTACCCGCAATCATTGCCGGATAAAACATCTTTAAGAATGTATTATAACCTTGTTCATTTGGCATCTTAGCAAATTGCTGTTTGCTGAGTAGTGATTGTAATGAAGCGTAGTCTGTGAAATCTTCACCCAAAATACTTGAAATTTTAGCGTATTCTGGAACATTGATATGCTTAGAGCCAGCAATAATTTTATCTACATTTTTACCGCCTGCTTTAGGATGATAACTTTTGAATAATGAGAATAGTTTTTCTTGTGTCTTATCATTTTGAATAGTTCCCTCAAAGTTATCCATTAAGTTTTGGATACTTCTAAAGCTCGTACCACTACCTGTTAAACTCTTTACACTATATTTAAGATCACCAACAAAAACATCAATCAATGGGAAGTTACCTTCTTTAGGGAACTCAATCTTATCATTCTTATTAGCTAATTTGATCGGAGCAAGAATCTCACCGAAGTCAACACTTAACTGGTCTCTTGCACGTTGACTTAAATTTTCATTAGTTTCAGGTGATAATGCTGGTTGTGCACCGGCTGCAACCTGGATTAATTCTAAAAGAATTTGTTGTAATTCAGGACGTGATTTTGTCTTAGCAATTACTGCGGCTTGTGTATCTTTAATAAGTGAATTACGATTATATATTTGTCCAGCAAGACCCAGTGTAGTAGGAGTGAATTCTTTGATACTAACAGAAACACCTTTGCCATCATCATCTTTTTTACCCGATCCAGCAACAACCATAGAGTAGATAGTATTACCTGCGTTATAGCTTAAGATATTACTTCTATACTTGCTACTAAGTCCAAACTGTTTTGGTTCTAGTGGTAAGTTGTCATAACCATATTGTTTTAAATAACTTGTGATTGTTTGTTTATCAGATCCAAATACTCGTATATAAGGTAAACCTGATTTAGTTTGTACCTCAAAGCGAACGTCCGGCATATCTTGTTCTAAGTTAGCAGCCAGTTGTTTAATCTGCGCCCGTGATGCAAATTGTGCATCTGGCTCTGGCTCAGGTGCAGTTTGTGTTTGCTGTGCAGGTTGCACTTGTTGTTCTGGAGCAGGCGTTGTTTTTTCCGTGTCCATACGATTTTTAATTTCATTGAATCTCATAATAAGTATTTATCTCCATTTAAGAAGATTTAATTATAGCACAAAAAAAGGCTCCGAAGAGCCTTTTTATATAAAAAATATATTATTTTTTTGTCGGATTATTTACAAAACCATACATTTTTTCAGCAGTTTCAAGGATCTTGTCCAGACCTGGAAACTCTGGCATTGCAACAGTAGAAACAAGTTGACCTGTTTTCTCATCACGTTTTGCGCTCATTTCCCAACCGTGAAATTTCATTTGATATTCGTGTTGAACAGCATCTTTAGCCATAGCCAAGATATCTGTACGTAGTTCATAGCCGTTCTTGTTAAATTTAACTTCGGGCAATTTTGGTGTATAGTCTGTCATTTTGTTTCCTTAAAAAGTGTATGTGTGTTTATTTTATATTGACTTAGTATATTTGTCAACGGGTTTTGGTAATGTACCGTAATTAACCCATTCCCAATCTTCATCGGTCATCGGTTGCCATTGGTTCATTTCATCTTACTCGCTTTGTAGTCTTTGATAGACTGTATTGCCTCTAATAGGCTGTTAAATAGGTGTTTAAGTGTGTTCATAGAAATCTCCAATCTGATTGTTTGCGATGGAACTCGTAGGTCAATCGCTCAATGTCGCCTGCATCTTTTGGATTTCGGCCAACAATATATCTTTCTAACTCTGTTCCGTAGGTGTCTGTAGAGAAACCCAGGAACGCTATTAACATTCCTAGAAGTTTCTTCATATTACTTAACCTTTGTAGATTTTGCAGTTTTTGCAATATTGAAAGCAGGAACCATTGCTTTGAACTGGTTGCCCATTTCTGTGTAGAAATCTTTGCTTGTGAAAATCATACCCAAGCCCATCATAGATTGCATTCCTGCATCTGCGGCTGCTTTAGTATATTTTGCTTGTGCATCAACAAAACCGTTTAATGCTGTTTTGATGCCTTCGTGTTGAACTGTTTGTTCTACGAATTTCTTTTTAAAGTCTGAAACGCCGTCAATAAAGGCGTAAGTTGCTGTGTTAAACATTTTATATCTCCTATGTGTGTGTTTAAAGTGGGTTTTTATGAAGAACCCCTAACTTCATATATATTTATGCCGTTTGGTAGATTTCTCTATATTTTGACATAGCCAATTCTCTAGCTAGAAATAATCTTAACTTGACATAATCAGTCAACTCCTCATCGTTAATTAAAGAGGTTTGAATCTTTAATATAATACGACGGGAATTAACTAATATATCCTCATCACCGATTAGAACATTATTAGGATCAAGTCCCCAGGTTCTAATTGCAATGAGTCTGTATGGATTACTTCTTAGAAGCTTCGGCTTTTTTATCGTCAGCTTTTGCTGGACTAGCAGGCTTTGCGTCACTTTTGGCATCTGCCTTGGGAGCATCCTTTTTCTTAGCTAACTTCATTTCTTCTTTTGGTGCTTCTGCCTTAGCAGGTGCAGCCGGTGCTGTAGCTGCCGGAGCAGGGGTTGCTGGCTTAGCGGCAGTGGTTGCAGTTTGAGCAAATGCTGTTAATGACAATGCTGATAGGATTACGATTGCTAATGTTTTCATTTTAAGTTTCCTTTAAGTTAATGAAGTAGATTTTATAGTCTACATATATATAACGCGGTAGCTATTGATTCCGTTGACATAAATACATATTATGTTATATATATCTTATCAGGGCATTTACGATGGGCAAAACTATGAAGATGCCAATACTCCTGACCAAATAGGGAAATCCTTCAATAATGGATTTGCTTGTATGGTTGATGTTTGGAGAATAGATAATACATTATGTGTAGGACCTGAAGAAAATCCAATAGAAGTTACTGACAAATATTTACAGGGGAATCGTTTTTGGATTAAATGCGGGAATCAGGAAACATATGATTGGTTTACTACACAACCAATAAGAAATTATCCTAACTATTTTTATCAACCTAATTCTAATGTAAATGCATTAACTAGTAGCAATAAGTTATGGACACCCGGCACAGTACCTGTTAATAATAATAGTATAGTTGTTCTACCTGAAATAAAAGATAGAGCATTGTTTAGTACTGTAAGATTAAGATGCTACGGAGTATGTAGCACCTACTTAACCTTCATTAAACGTATGCGTAATGAAGGTGAATGGTATTAACCACCTCTTCCACTTCTACGAACTACAGTTGCACCACCATTACCCTTAGTTGGTTTAGGACCTTGTGATTTGGGTGCTTTGCCCAATCCAGGATGTTTCATATCTTTTTTAGCGGCATTAGCTAAGTTAATAAATGGGTTTTTGCTTTTCTTTTCTTCTGTCATTTTTTTACCTTTATACTATCTAAGTAATCATTTACATTCCCATACAAACTAATCATCATAGCAATTTTACTATCATAGAATCGTATATAGGGAAAGCTTTTCTTTCCATCTTTATTTACTCCCATATAGTAGGGACATTTGATTTTTTTATTTAAATCTAATATATAAGCGTGATATTGTGTTTCTGGTTGTAGCTTCAACTCATATTGATAAAATTCAATTTCTGCCATTCTGAATGCTAGATCACCGGTATCAGTTAGTCGTAATCCATCCTGACGACCAGTCATCCACCATTTAAATAATAGCTTATCTACTGGTATAATTTTTTCTTGATTGAGTGAGTCAGGAAGTTGAGCCAATACAACTTCTGTAATAGTTTCTTTAAGAGTCTTGCGCTTACTCATCTGGGTAGACAACTCTACCTGAGTTCATAAACACTACGGTAAACTTATCTGTTTTAAACTGTAGATTTAGCTTGCGACATAGATTACGTGCGTGTCCGGGATTACTAAAACTTGTTTTCTTATATTTAGGAGTTGACTCATTATCTAAGTAATGTTGGCTTTTTAAATTGATAGGTTGACCGTCATAAAATACTGCCCATATGCCAGCTGCCTCTACAATTTGGTCACACTTGTATGTTACTTTGTCTACTAATTCAAGTAAGATTTTTGGTTGTGTTCTACTCATTAAAATCTACCACCGTTAATTTCTACTTGAAATGCAGGCTCTACTGAAGCCTTGTTCTGCAACAATTCATAGTTATCTGTAATTAATTTACTTAATTCATCACGTAATCCACGAGCCTCACCTATAGGGATTACAACATCTTTTCCCTGTCGGCTCTCCATTGCGGATACTTTATCTATAAATCGTTTTACGTTAATCATTAAGTATTTATCGCTTTTTTTGCCTCAGCTTCAGATTTATACGGACCTTGATAAGGATAACGCTGAATAAAGATATATTTAGGACAAAAAATCACTTCTTTTTCGCTACCTTGTTGTATTGTGAACCATCCTGCGGCGTGATAACACTTGCTTTTTGGATCTGTGGTAAATAGATGCAATTTTCGCTTGATATCTAATATACTATTAAAAACTTTATTAGTTGTTGGATATACTTTAAAGGGTAAATCGTGTGTTGTTTTGTCTACTTTTTTAACAGCCTCAAATTCAATATTTGTTTTACGCTTAATAGCAGTAGTATTTTTATAGTGAGATTTTGCCCCGTTTAGCTTAACTTCATATCCAGACCCGTCAGCTAATACGTTACCTACTTTTTCTTTACCATCTGTTACAATCCAAAATTGATTTTTAACTACAGGTTTAGCAATTAATGTTTTTGTCATATTATTCCTCTGTGTAAGTATACTATGTTTAAATGTGTTTGTCAAGCCTATATTACTCCATACCAAAATGATTTTTAATAGCAAGTTTTACTTGATTAATACTACCCTGATGTTGTGCCAAATCAAAGGTAGTATGCACGTGTGGGCTAATCACTTCAGTAACTACACTTAAACATTCATTTACTAAAAGTTCAGTAAATTTGCCCACATCAAATGTTCCGTCCGTAATGCACTGTTCTGCTATTTTTTTAATCTTTTCATTATCCATACTTATCCTTTACTTAAATAATTTTACATCCTTGTGTTTAACAATTATAACACGATGTATTTTATCTTTATATTTAATCGGTAAATCTAAGTGAACACTAATTCGTGGACCTTCAATCTCATTAATCAATGTATCATTACCCACAGTACCTACGAATGGAATCTTATTCCATTTACCAATAATACGATCACCGATATTGTATTTACCCTGATATCGGTTTGCTTTGAAATATTCTGCTAAAGTTGGCATTATAACATAAACTGTTTTAATAGGTCACGGGCAATTGATACATCCTCAATATCATCTAGTACTGCAAATTGATATTCTTTTATGGAATTATGATATACCTTAATAAGGTCCATAGCATAACTCTTATTATCCTCATCTAAACCAATCCACCAAATATATAGTTCTTGTGGATTCTTTGCTAGAATAGATTTCAAATTGTTATAATCATAATCATCCATATTATTCTCCTAGTTGTTCCCAAACGTATTCAGATTCTTTCATATATGCTATAGGTTGTAGCCATCCATTCTTTATAGCTTCTATAATCATAAGTTTATATTGTCTTGGACATTTGTTGCTAATTTCAAATCCAGCACGTGGCGCCATAAGAAATCCATTATGAATATGAAAGTCAGGGTCATCCTGTCTTATTGTTTTAATAGTTTTGTCAGGCTTACTAAAGGTCATTTTTCTTGGTCAGCCAATGTTGTGAAAAAGTTTTTAACTTTTGTGTCATTATCCCAAGATATAGTATAATCATTATCCTTATCAGTTAAAGCAATAGCTTCGTCATACGTAACAACACGATGGCTTACAATTTGTTCACCCAAATACTTTTGGCTGAACTCTTTGGCCTCTTCCATTGTTACTGTGTCTAATGCCCACAATGATTTGTCTTTACCGTAATCGTCAGTACCTACAGGTACCTCGACCATATAACGCTTACGAAAGGTACCAATACATTCTACAAGAACCCATTGTGTTTCTTTCTTAGTTAACATAAAACTTCCATCTCCATTATCTTCCCAAATTAATGAATCCCCTTCGACCCAACCTGTTTGTTCTAACATATCCGGTGGAAACTCTAAGATAGAGTCGCCGGTAACAGGATCTTCCTGTAATTCAACTGTCCACATTGTTTTCATACTAAACTCCCTTGATAAGGACTGTTCAACCATTTTGCATATGTGTCTGTTTGTTCACTAATTTTAGTCAGTTCATATTTACCGCAGAATTTCATAAAGTGAATACCAACTTGAGGGGTAACTGTTGTACGTACACCCTCACGAATGTTTGTATCTACTGATTGTTTAATCTCATCTGGTTGACAAGTCAAATCAATCAATACACGGTTACGTTCATAATCATCACGTACACGATGTTCTACCCCATTATGATCAGCCCATCGTTGTAACATCATATTATTCCAATCAAAACCTTGTTTTTTTCTGTCAGCATACGCTTCCATCAAACCAGCTTTCTTTTGTGTACCTTTACTACGTACCCCGGGATATGCACTAAACACATTGTCGGTTGAATCACCACGCATACATTTCTCGAATAGGATATATTGTGGATCACCTAACAGTTTTGGTTCACTAGTTTTCTTATCCTTGACAATACGACCTTTGTCATCATAGTATCCGTCAAGTGTAATCAACTGATTAGTGATTCCATTATATTGTTTGGTCCTTTCAGTAATCAGTTGGATGTAATCAGTATCGCTACTAATAATGAAATGTTCATCCTCGGGATGTAGATGAACGAAACGTGCAATCAAATCATCTGCTTCTGCTTTAGGATCACGTAATACGCTTACGTTTGTTTTCTCACGCAAAAATGTAGTAAAATGTTCATACGTTTCCCAGAACATTTTATTTTCTTCAACCTCTGCTTCTGTTTGTGATTGTGTATCAACGATACGATTCTTTTTATATGGCTCGTAGTAGTCCTTACGCCAGCTTCTGCCCTCAAGACAGAACACAACATGGTCAATGCCAAATTTGCGAACTATTTGATTACACGATGCTAGTGTAAGATGTAGTGCCATTCCGATCTTTTCCCAAGTATCACTATTGCGAGAAGCAATGTGACGGGCACGAAAGAATGTATTAGCTGTGTCAATAAGTGCGTACTTCATGTGGATCCTATTACCTATTATAATATATGTATATTATACTTCATAACCCATTAAATAGCTAATATTTTGGTCATATTTTTCAATCAATCCTGTAAACAATCCAGTGTCTACAATTTTTGCCCTACGGCTTTGTTTTGGTTGTTTGTGATGTTCTTCACGTAAAGTAACCATTCTATGACATAAGCAACATAGGACCTCTACGTTTTTTTCATCACGGTTATCGTTGTTTCCGTCAACGTGATTAATATCAAGTTGTACTGGATCTAGGATTTCGTTTGCAGTACAAGGGAAACCATATTTGCCATTCTTATTGGCACATCCGGCATCCATTTTCCATTTGTCTACTTCATTTTTTCTAGAATTACGATGTGCAGAACACACTTGTTTGTTAACATTCTTTTGTTTACTATGTTGACCAACTGTATTGTGACAGTTGGGCATAGAGCATTTCATATGTTTAAGTGTTGTCATTAGCTTACCTCTGTTCTACCGTTACCTAAATCTTTTGTACGAATAACTCTTGCATCACGATTCTCAGGATCTGCTACCTGTTGCTCATACATCTCTAATGCTACGTTCCGACATACTGTCTGAAACCACCTATCAACTATGATCACATCTGTATCATCTTCACGTTGCCTATAACCTGCTTTGATAAGATTCAATACAAATTTGTCATTAAAATCTAAATCAAATGCACCATCATTGATATTCTCAGGATTGATTTCTACCTTAGTAATAGCAATATACGGTTCACCTGCCGCTGTTGCTTTTTCTTTTTCTGTGAGTTCAGTTTTAGTTTTGGCTTGTTTAGGAGTAGGCTTAGGAAGCTCTTTCCTAGCAATAGGCTTATCCTCTTGCTTTTTAAATAAGTTTTTTAGTTTTTCAAACATTTGTATCTTTCTAGTAATTTAAAGCTGGCAAGATTCTTTGCCTTCGATTCACACATCATATCAAAATTATCAATAAATGTCAATGCCCAATCATTCACCGCTTCGTTCCAATAGTAATCACTATGTGCCCGAAGTTTCTGTTTACTATATCCTGCTTCAATCAACGCATCATGGGCGGGACGTTCGTGTCGGGAGTGTTCAACAAGACAATCTTCACGGCTGACGGAGTAATGTAAAGTAGGCCTGACACCGCGCCAGCTATCCCTAACCATTTTAACCCGATCATCAGTCGATTGAATATATTCTCCCGTTTTAATCCAATGATGGTGAATGTCCATGACCGTAGGGACGAGGTCAGATAACGATAAGCAGTCAAGTAATCCATGTGTGTATTCTTCATTTTCTAGTGTTAGTGTGTTTCGTGCCTCGGGGCTGAGTCTACCATAAACATCTCTGATACCCTGAGGACCTTTTCTACCAGAGATATGTACATTGATTTTGATATCTTGAAATTGTTGACCATAACCCATCCAACGAGCCATGTCACAATGATATTCAAATTCTTCTATACTCTTATTTACTACTTCTTCACGGTCACTTGCTAAAACAACAAATTGGTCAGGGTGAAAACTTAGTCTAACATCATTTGCCCTAGCAGTTTCACCAATGGGTGCAAACCATCGTTGTAAACTATTTTGTACATCGGTTGATTGCCAAAATTCTTTGTATCCATCCATAGTATAAAAACTAAGCATATCGCTAGTAAGACGAACCATACGCAATTCGGGTTCTAATGTAGCTACACGCTTAACCAGTGCGTGAGTATTCATAATATTGCGTTTAGCAACATCCATAATCTTTTCTTCTACTACACTACGATTATTACGCTTTGCCCAAGCTTGTGTAGTTCCACCCGTATTAAGACCTTCGGCTGAAACAATTTCACCTTTTTTGTTGATCTCTGCCCATTTACAAGCAAAGCCGATGCGTTTGATATATTGATTTGTCAAAGTAATAGTCCAAAGTGATAAATAATAAGATACAGTGTAACACGTTTACGCAATAAAGTCAACTATTTACGGATACCACTATGAGATTTAACGAATTTATATCAGAATCAGATAAAAAAACCATGAGCCGTGCAGCCAAAGGCAATGAAAAATACGGTAAAGATGGTATGAAAGCATTAGCCAAAGCAGGCCGTGAAGGGGCCGGTGAAAAGAAACTTGACACCATTAGAGACAAATACGACAAGTATGATATTGATGAAGCCGCTAACCCAGCTCAACAGGCTGCTATAGCCATTTCTAAGAAAAAAGAGCAAGGAATAGATGAAGAAGAGGGTATGTTTGGTAGGTCAAAAAACGATAAACGTTATTTGGATAAATTTGATCCAACTGAAGTTATGAATATCAGCGATGATCCCGGAATGAAGGCGCACAAGACAACAGGAAAGGGTTCATTAAGAACCTCTAAGGAAGATTTAGAGTTTGCATTTGGACCTCCCGGAGAAGATGATACATGGGTTTTGGAATTTAGTAATGGGTTAATTGCTACTATATACCCTCAATCTAATAGTGCTGGTATGGATTGGATCATAGGTGGCAATCATCCAAACACAGAAGATTTTGTACATATGGCTTATTCAGCCGCACAAGATGAAGAACTTGAGGAAGACTGGCAAAAGACTAACAAGAAGGACAAAACTGACGGCATGAGCAGTAAAGCCGTTAAAGCATATCGTAGAGAGAATCCAGGATCAAAGTTAAAGACTGCTGTAACTACTAAACCTAGTAAGTTGAAAAAGGGTAGTAAGGCTGCTAACCGTCGCAAAAGTTTCTGTGCAAGAATGGGAGGAATGAAAAAGTCCCGAGCAAGTGCTAAGACTAAAAGAGATCCAGATAGCCCAATCAATAAGGCACTACGTAGATGGAACTGCGAAAGTGTAGAGCAAATGCAAGAGTTAGTAATGATTGCTGAACAATTTGTACGTAAGGCTAAATCTTAAGCAATTCTTCAATTGTATAAAGATTCTTCATATAGGGTGACACATCTTCAAGTACATAGTACTCAATGTCACCTTTTCTTCTGGGTCCTTTAATTATTTCAAAGTCACACTCATTGATAGTTTGAAACTTCTCTGCCATTTCACGCACAGTATAACCTACACCGTGACCTAAACATTCAATATTGTTGGCAGGTTTCTCAATTGCGTCACATAATGCTTGGCAGATTTCTTCTACGTGAACATAATCTCGCACACACGTACCGTCACTTGTGTTTGGGTAATCATTACCATATATCGTAAAATTACCAGTATCACGTGCTTTAATTAAATTGTAGAATAACCCATCAGGGTTAGTAGGTTTAGTAACTGTAGTACCAATTACATTGTAAAATCTAAAGATAGTATAATCTGTAGGTTTATGTTCTGTACAATATTCACGTATCACATCTTCTGCGGCACGTTTACTAACACCATATGCACTTTCACACGCTTGTGCGGCACCAGTACTAGAAAAAATAAAGTTTTTTGTTTTAACTTTATTAATTACATTCATTGTGCCGTTTAAGTTAGTAATGTAATAACGAATAGGCATCTTTTCACTTTCACCTACATTGACCAATGCGGCTAAGTGAATGACTGCATCAAATTCTTCATCAATAGTAAACTGTCTATTGATATCTTGACGATAAAATCTATGCAATGGATATTGAGGTTCACGTATATCTAATCCATGAACTTCATATTTCAATGAATCCATTAACATCTTACTTAGATGTGTACCAATGTAACCTGAGTTACCTGTAATTAAAATCTTTTTCATAATCCTTCAAACAAACTTAAGCCTGTCTCTTCCTCTACTGGTTTAAATGTTGGATCTTTGCTAAAATAAGTATCAGCATCTGTATAATATACTGACAGAAACTTATACTTGTTTCCCAACACACTTTCAAAATCTTCACGTGCTAAATGCTTACGATCTAAATCTATAATGTAATCACGGTATTTGACTGTTTCATATGTATTAATCTTTGCGGAATTTGTATTGCTACGTTTACCGGGAAAGTTATCTAAGAAACTAATCCAACCTTGTGATACATCATCATCTAACTCACATACATAATCTAATGCTTCTGCTGATTGAGTAGAACAATATATTTCTGTAATAGTCTTTCCGGCATCTTTAATATTAACTTTATGAAAGTATTTTTTATTAAAGTTATCTGACCAATCTTGATTATCTAATACGACACATGGCATATGACCTAGACATTCTAAGAAAGCAAATGGATAGTTCTCACGCAAACTTGGCATAAAGAATACGCCACTACTACGAATGAAATCTACTTTCTCTTGACCAGTAATACCTGCACGTATTTCATAATCAGTAATACCTGCATCTGCAAAAGCTTTCTCAAACTTCTTTGCCCCGTTACTATTAGTCATTACCTTACATGGTAATTTACATTCTTTCATTACACGAATATATGCTTCTGGGTTTTTACCTTCTTCCCAACGTCCAATGAATAGTACACCTTTGTGAGATCCTGTATATGGTTCTAGTAATCCACGCTCACTCATTGGCATACGTAGTAAAGCACAGTTAGTTGCGCCAAACTTAGTAAGTTCGTCAATGTTCTTTTGACTTTGTGTACCAATAATGATATCAGTAAACTCCATATGCTTGTTATAGAAGTGGTGATAACTGTCTAAGAATACATCACTACCTTGACTTTCACGGAAGATCATACTATGTAAGTGAGTATAGAATACAACAGGTATATACTTATTGACTGTCATGGCATAACTAGCAGTCATTGCTTCCTGTGTATTACATACAATCATATCATAGACGTTTGTTTCAAATGCTTTAAGAATACTTTTACGGAAGTTAATAATCTTCTCAAAGTTAATTGTATCACTAAACGCAAACGTAGCAGTATGGTCACTGTATCGTAGTGGTTCATCCGAATAGATAATGTTAGCACCCAATGATATAATCAGTTCACTAAAGTCATTAGTAGGAGCCTTGTCTAAAATGATATCAACTTTCCAACCAATACGACCGCACATCTCGGTGAAGCCTTTAGCAAAACTACCTATTCCCCCGTGAGGAATAAAGTGTTGGTCACTAATCAAAAAAGCAATTCGTTTGTTATATAGTTTCATTTATCTTTTACTGTAGGTACATCTTGCCACTCAGTCCATTCACGTTTTTTAGTAAAACTACCGTTAATAGTGGTTGTACTATAATCTGTTACTTCACTTTGTGTTCTATATTGTAACACTTTTTCTGGTCCGTCCCAACCGTTTCGGACAAAATATCTTAATTCATACATATATTTACCTTTTTAATAACCACATAATATGGGCATTCTTATCGTGCCATTTGTGTTCAAATATAGACTCACCTGGACCTGACCACATTGCTGTAATCCTATAACCATATGTTAACCAAATCAACTTACCGGTTAACACACATCTTTTAGGTAACCAAGCAAACTTAAGAGTTGATCCTAGACCTCGTCCTAATGCATTGTTATAAAATACATCATCGGATATTGGATAATCTAACATAGTACTATTTTACGTACCCCAGAGGTTCTTGAAAAGAGGTACTTGAAGTCTATCACTATAACGATAACCACGGTTCATTGCTTCAATCGCAACATTCTTAGCATTCAAGTTATACAATGATTCTACGCCACCGCAGGGCATAAAGTATACCGGGCCTCTGAAGCCACCTGTACGAAACTCTTGTACAGCTTTATCTGCTTCTAATGCATCCTCTTTAGTAGCGATAACAAACTTTAAATATACAAAGCCAATACTTTCATATTGACGAATGATACTAGGACAAATTGCTTCTTCCCACTTCTCACCACTAATACTTAGTTTAGGACTAACACTAAATGTTAATGCATTCTTTTCTCTGTTAATCTTCCATTGCTGTAAATACATAGAGAGGTCTTGACTTAGTTCTTGTGTACCATTAGTTTCAAATGTAATCTCTTTGAGACTCCTCATCTTTTCGTTTGAAAGTAGTTCTGGATACGCTCTTTGCCATCCAAGAAGAGGTTCACCACCAGTGATGACAAGGTGCTCATCCATCCAGCGATTGTGAGGAAGGATAGTAAGAATAGAGTCAACAATAGAAACGGTACTGAGCACAGGACTAAGATGCTTGAACCTAGGGTCCCAAGATGCGTAACTATCACATCCCGTGCTGACAAGCGGTAAGGATTTATAATCTGTATAATCTTCTGCTTTAATTGCAATAACATCTCTTTCACTACTTATTTCTCCTTTAGGCATTCCAAAGCCACCGCACGTAAAATTGCATCCATATGTTCTTAGGAACACGGAGGGGACACCCATATATCTACCCTCACCTTGTATACTATAGAATAGTTCTGAAATTTTTATGTTACTCATATTTTACCAATTATGTATTGTATTTGCTATAATGAAACAACATGTTATCACATGAAGCACCACCCAGAAAGTTTTTAGGAACAATGCGATTTTTGCTTCCCTTAATGTAAGAATAGGAACATCAGGCCTATCGTCATCGGTGTTACCCATCAGATGACCAGTTGCTCTAGCCCAGATTTTTTCTAAACTGTTCATTAAGCCACCTCATCTTTATTGTTACTAGGATATTTTGAGCTAGTATATCTAATAACTAATACGCTTATTGCTATAACAAAGGTAGAACCGGCTACCGCCAACATTTCAACAACATTGATTGGCTGATGACTCATTATATCTACCATATGTCGTGTTAGTGCTGTTATGGCAATGTATAGCAGGAACCTGACAGGCATATGATTGGTCTTGAAATAAATGCCTACCATTGCACCTATTTCCAAATAGATAAACATTAATAATAAGTCACCGACTGTTGCGTGATGTTTTTGAAACAGTTCAGCAAAGGTCCAACCGGCTGCCCATACTGTTGCGGCACCAATAGCAAACAATGCAAGTCTATGAAATATGTCTACTAAGGTATGTCCTACCTTATCTACTATTTCTGTTTTCAACATTATTCAAACTCTCTATCTTCTCTATGACCACCGCGACCTGCCATATTACTATCAGTCTCACGGACCTCTACTCTACAGCACCATACACGCTTTGCTTCTTCACTACCGCAGTTAGGCAAAAAGATTGTGTTAATGTATTCATACAAGAAGTCAGCAATACCTTCACATCCAGTACGTTCTACTTCTGTAATCTTTGCTAGTTTCAAACGACCTAATTCTAACAAATGCTCACGCATCGGGTCATCTTGTGCGACTAATAGAGTATGGTCAAACCATTCTTCTAGTTTATCTTTTAATGGTCGTAGTCCACCGAAGTCAGTTACCCAGTTACGGGCGTCTAATGTATCAGCTTCAAATTCAAAGTGAAAACTCATAGCATAGCCATGAATCAAATTACAATGACTGTCAGCACGCCATTGACGATATGCGACAGGACCTATTTGTCTGTATGTCTTTGTTGAAAAGAATTTTTTGTTTGCCATTGTGTTCTCCTATGTTGTATTATAGCATAGGACGCAGAATTTGTATACCGGGATGAGCCCAAAGAGACCGGTATTGGTAAAGTCAAAGATTTGTTAAAAAATCCATAACCTCTTCTTTATTTATAATTAAATCAAATGGGTCACCTTTAATTGACTTTTCACCTTGATATTTGAATTTTGTATTGTAGATGTTTTCCATATCTACATGTATAGATTCATAATTTACTTTTTGATATTCAATGTTGTGTAATACCAAAGATAAGTTCTTTTCCCATAATAGATGACTATCATAGATGTGAGTTAGTACTTTATTTAATTTTATAAGATTAATGTATACCGGTTGATTTATTTCACTATTAATTCCAAATACATTTTTTACATAAGTGCGGGCAACCATGTAACTTAATAGTTGTTCTTTTATATCCCTTTTCAATGTGATAAATTCAAAACCTATATTTTTTAATTCTATTATTATATTAGATAGTGTATCTTTATTATATTGATCCATCAAAAATATTCTTAGAGTTAATGATTGATTTGTATTTGTATTTTTTAATAAATTAAGTCGTTCTTCAAATCCTTCAAATAGTTGAAAGTTTGTTGGAATGCTAGCAAAATTCTTTAATCTTATAGTATTGTACTCATCAATTATGTATTCACTGCGATTCCAATTTTCAAAATATTCTCCTAACTGTAGACTTGAATGTTTTTCCCCGGATAATATTTCACATAATTGACTACCGGATCTAGGTAAACAAATAATACAGATTCTATGTCCGTTCATTCTAATCCTAAATTTTTCCTAATTTTAGTAGCACTAATATTATGAGTAGCTTCGTCAAAAGTTTCTTGCTCAATCTTATAACCAACATCACGTCCATATGTAATGTTCACAATGTTTGGAACGATTTGTATCTCATACTGACCTTGATATAACATATCTAAATCACGCTTGATAAAATTCTTTACTTGTTCTATAGCAAAAGGATTACTTCCTTGCCATCCTTGACAATCTCTAATTTGAATAACGACTTGTCCTGTCTTAGCAATAGCACGTTCAAACAACTTACGATGTCCTTGATGCCATGGTTGCCAACGACCTAACATCTGTACAGTTTCTTTCTGCCAATCAAACACTGGTCTACGGCGGTTGTCGTATACATGAGCGGCAATGAACTCACCCCATTTTTCACCGTGCTGTTCTGTAATTCTAAAATCATAAACTTCGGGTGGGATGAAGGCTTTGTTGGTATCTTCAAATCGACCTTTATCAATAGTATCAACCCAAACAGTCCAATCTGCTTTGAAGTTGTTACGCATTTCAACTAATGGTGCAACAAAGTCACAGATAACATAATCATATTCCGTCATTGTATCTGCTAGTTCACGCATACGATGACTTTGACGAATACGGCCTTCTGTAGAGAAATCCCAATCATTATACTTTTTACGTACATCGTCGGCATTAAGCCAACCCACTTTTTTCTTCTCGTTTTGTAAATGTTCTAGTACATATTGTGCTAGATAAGTTTTACCTGCTCCGGGTAACCCCATGATTAAAATTCTTTTAGGCATTTTTGTTTTTCTCCGCTTCTGCTACACGTTTGCGTAGACTTGAACTACTAAAACTATGGTCACGCTTATTAAATATAACTTGGACACCACGACCTGCACCCTCATTACGTCCGGTAAAGTTTTTATCCTCATACTCTGTACCCAAAATACGAACATCTAATGGTAGTATTAATAACAAGTCAATCAAGTCTTGTTCAGTTTGATAAACTACAACTTCATCTACATAACGACAAGCCGCAAGTTGAATCTGTCGTTCTACAATACTTTGAATAGGTTTATTCTTAGTATCAGGTCTATCAATAGTCGGGTCAGTTTGTAATCCGCAAATCAAGTAATCACAATGATTCCTTGCTTCACTTAACATAGCAACATGACCTGCGTGTAGCATATCAAATGTGCTAAAGGTAATGCCAATCTTTTTACCCTGTGCTTTAAGTTCTTTAATGTGATTAAATATCATTTTGAGAGTGTTCTCCACATTTTAGTTTGTTCGTGTTCTTTTAAGAATTCTTCTTCACCTGCAAAAGAAGGGGCATCAGCCATAATCTCATCTAATAACCACTTAATACGATGTAAATCTTTTTTGATTTCAAATTGGTTAAAGCCATCATTATAATGACTATGAATTTCTACACCTGCAATGTAAATTTGATGATGTACTGAATTATAATCCATTGGTTTACGAAATCCCATTATTAATCCTTACAAGTACAGTTACGGCCTTGATTGCAGTCTCCGGTGCATCCAGTAGCCGGCATTGTTGAAACTAATACAACAATGCCCACAACTACTACTAATGAAACTAGTAAAATAATCATTTGCAACCTTTGTTAGCAATTTGTAAGAACTCTTGTCTCGCCGCTGGATCAGATTTGAAACCACCGCCTAAACGACAAGTAACAGTACTTGAACCTGTATCTTCTACACCGCGTGATTTAACACAATAGTGTTGTGCATCAATCATAACTGCAACATCTTCTGTATCAAGGATGAACTGTAAGGTGTGGAAAATTTGCTCTGTTAACCTCTCTTGGATTTGAGGCCTTTTGCTAAAATATTCTACTATACGGTTGATCTTACTAAGCCCAAGAACTTTTTGTTTAGGGACATAAGCTACAGTAGCTAATCCATCAATAACTACAAAATGATGTTCGCAGTTAGATTGAACATTAACATTACGCTCTACAACCATTTCGTTGTATTGCATCTTGTTGTTAACTGTTGTACATTTAGGGAATGCTTCGTAATCAAGACCCCAAAATATTTCATTGACATACATCTTGGCAACACGTTTAGGTGTTTCAATCAAACTGTCATCAGACAAATCTAATCCAAGTGTTTTCATAATCTCGGCAAATAACGGTTCAATAACCGCAATCTTATCTTTACGATCCGGAACTAATGACTTAATTGTAGGAGTCTCGACACCCATTTTAACTAAGTGTTCGTGTACTTGTAGACCCAATATTGGATCTGTTTTTGTTTTATTATAACTCATAGATAACCTTCCTTTGTGATGGTTTTATTTTGACATTGTGTTACCGTTGTGTAACACAAGTATTTATCACTTTGTTTTAGCAACTGATTTTTTTGATTTAGCTTTAACTGCAGGCTTTGTATTGGCAAGTTCAACACTAGCACAGGCTTCACGTACCTCTTTAACTAATGCATCCCAATCCCATTCTAATTCAGTACGGCCATCAGAGTAGGTAGTCACCGTTAAGTGACTACCTACTTTTACAGAGTCTGGCAATGAACTAACTTCTTGAAGTTGAATTTTCTTGCGGGTTGCCATAATTAAGCCTTAGTTTTTGCTTCTGCTCTTGCGGCTTTTTCTGCTGTAATTTCGTTACGGCGAGCCTTAACTGCTTTGGCTAACTCTGCTAATGCTTTACGGGCACGGGTGCCAGCGGCTGCATTACCTTTGTTAAATTTATCATTCTCAGCATTGTATGCTGCCAAGCTTGTTTCAATATCATTATGTGCGCTCATTTTATTTCCTTTATGTTATGAGTATTTTGTTTCTCTTGTATATTTACGATAATCGCTAGTCATCCGTAAATATTCCTGACCGTTACCTTCTAAGATATCACAGATTCGGTCAATAGTTCCGTCATTGTAATCACTAATACGACCCTGAAAGTTATGTGGTGCTACTAATAAGTGTTGTAACTTAGACATAGCATCATCGATACTCCAGGGAATGTACAACCTTGTATTGTCATTTGCAAAAGTTTCAGGGAAACTGCGGTAAGCAGGATAGAGAACGTTACAGCCCAAAGTATCTGCTTCAGAGACAGTGTTAGAGACCCAGTCTTGTAACGCACAATTAAAAAGCACACGAGTATCATTAAGGAGATTATAGTAGTCATTCTTTTCTAAATCCTCATAGATAACAAGTTTGCCCTCACTTTGCAGTTTACGGGTACGTTCCATATAACTTTCGTTATTGCTTTTTAGTTTACTACCACTGAATACACAGAATTCTATCTTATTATTTGACCTAGAATAAAATGCTTCAATCAGATCCATATAGAAGTCAGGTTGTTTTTCTTGATCCCAACGTGCAGAAAACGCTACCCGCATCTTACGTTCATTGAAGGGTTTTAATGGACCAAGAACACGACTACGAACTTCTTGTTTACCGAATGCAAGACCACTAATGTTATATAGAGGTGCCTTCCATCCTGCAATCTTCATATGCATAATCATTTCTTCATTAGTAGCCAGTATACCATCGCAAAAACTATCTACCATCTTCTCATAGTGACCCATAAACTCACTCATACCCCAAACGTGTACAAAATCATCTGGATCAATACTTTGTGCTAGACAACGAACATAAATCTTTGGCCGACTTGTGATTGGGATTTGTTTCATAATGTAGGGCAATGATTCAATGCCCGGTTGAAACATATCTTCAAAGTAAACTATATCACCTGCACCTACTTCACCTTGCTTCATCATCTTAACTAGATTCATTAGTTGACTCATACCAAAGTATGTACGACCATGTGCGTCTAGTACTTGTCCTGTAACGATAGCTTGGTCATTACTTAATGTTTCGCCCGGTACGATAACATAGTTAATACCTCTACGTTTAAAGACACGTTCATTCCACTCTTGTAGTTGTAGAGTGTATCTTGCTTTATAGGGTTCAAGACCCATATAAAAAAGTTTTATCATGGTCGTGCGTCTTCTGCCCATTGATCTTTAGCCCACTTACCTACGCAAGCTTTGCTATATTGACGAAATGCGAAACTACGCATATCGTACAATGTTGATTCATCGAACTTATACCCAAAGTCCTGACAGAAAGCTAGATAGCCTTCTAGGTCCTCAAATATTTGTTGAACACGTGGGTTAGATTGTTGTTTTGCCATTTTATTAATCCTTTAAATAGCGAGTTGTTGATAAGGTCTTGTTGTATTGTAATAAATCGTTGCACCGTTCTCGTTATCTTCTGAGACTGTGATTTCAATATTACGATCGGGATATCGAGTAGCGATTTGCTCATAGAGGTCATCACTAATCATTTCACACGACTTGTAATTCAATTCAAGTGTTCCGCCTTTATAGAGATTCTCTAACCAGCGTTTAAATTGAATAAACTCAATATCCCTGTCGTTGTGAAATACTTCAATCGCCACATTAAAGTGAAAGATGTGACGATGTGGGGTTCCTAAAAAGCTAACATCATACTCATCACCTGTTGCAAGTAATGGATCTGTTGCCGCTGCCGGGTACATATGAATACCCTCTTTTTGAAATGTTACGAAAATCATACGTTTGGCATGATGTTTAATTTCATTACGTTTCATTTGTAATGCCTGTTCTCTTTGTTCCATTAATAATTCCTGTTAAGTGTTGCCCATGTCAACCACTGATGAAATGCATTATACACTATTTCTGCTTCTTTGTCATCCTGATTTACCCTTTTACCACGTACATAAAATCCATCTTTAGCTACACGCAACATTTCAGATGCGGTAGTATTGAATGTGATATTATTACCTTCAGTCTCACTAGTTACTAATGGATTAATGGTCATCGTTTAAGGCCACTGAGTTATGATCATTGTCCCATTGGGCCCGAATCATCATTCTAAGTTCTTTGTTATATTTGTCTTTGGTTTCTTTAAGCTTGTTGAGTTTATCACTAGTAGTATCACCATTCTTTTCTAATTGAAAGATTTGATTATCTAATAGTCTTACTGATTCTTCTAGTGTTTTAATACGATTTTTATATGGCATATTATTCTCCTAATATTTCACTCATAGCATCATCGCTATCCTCTATTACTTCTTCAAACTCTGACTCACTCTTTACTTCAAATAGTTCTTCAAACTTGCTCAATGCATTAACAGTTTTCTTACCACTAATACCCTGACTACCTGATTGAAACTGCATCCACAATCTACTGTTTGCATCAATTAACGCAATAGCTTCTTGTTTTGTTTTCTTGCTAAAGATTTCATCAATTACATCTTTAAATAAGATACGCTCAAACCGTTCATTCATCAACATCTTAGGAACAATACCTTTTTCATATTGACGATTAGCTTCTTGTACTGCATTCATATGCATCCAAACATTATGACTTTGAATTAATGTATAACTC